TGTTCAATGGGTTGTTGTTCAATTGTAGGTTGTTCAATGGGTTGTTGTTCAATTGTAGGTTGTTCAATGGGTTGTTGTTCAATTGTAGGTTGTTCAATGGGTTGTTGTTCAACCAATGTTACGTTAGCAATTTGATTTTCTACTTCGTCTAGTTGTTTATTATTTGCCATTATTAACAAGACTCGGTAAAATAGATTAATACGATTACCGCACTGTAACTATTAAAAAATGAAATAATCATTCATTTGATCATTTGATATATTATATGAATAGAACATTTTGTTATTTTTGCTTTATCGATGAGATAGGATTATGTGATATATGTTTAACTAATATAAATACATGCTTAAATTGTCTAATATATGGGAATGGTGGATTATGTTTAAATTGTCAAGAATATGGTGACGAAGGAGTTGATTTAAATAATGATTTATTAGAAATTTCGAATTGGATACAACAAAATGATTCTTATTTTTTTATCAAACATTAATACAAATTAATACAAGTTAATACAAGTTAATACATTTACATTTACATTACTCGTTTACCAGCACGTAATAACTTTTGAAAATACAACCATATATAAGCCTTTTGGGTATCATTTGTACCACTAGATAACCAAATGTTTCTAATTTTATTTCCAAATAAAATATCATCAGACGTAAGACCAATTTTTTGTAAATTAACATCAAAATTCAAAAAAAACTGTTCATCGCATTCAAATATATATTTTTCATATGGACTAATATAACTCATATATCCTTCGACTACTAATCTAGGATTGCTACGTCTTATAAAATCAACCGTACTTCGTGTTAAAATAATATCTGATTTGAAAATAAGAAAATTTGTTTCTAAATAATCAAAAAATTGGTCTAATATATCATTGAAGATCTTTATTTGTACGATTTTACTCATTAATACAATTTATATAATAATACTATAAATAAAACTTTAAATTAAACCGATAGTGTTATATTTATTTTTTGCGTTAGATGATTAAAACTAAAATAAAAAAATACATTAAAACTGATGTCTAACAAGGACAAAAAAGTAGAATCAAGTGATATTAAATCTAATTCGCCAAAAATTTTGCACGAACTAGGTAAAAAAATAAAACACTTGCAGCATATTCGCCACGAAATCAAAAAAAAACGTATATTTTTTGACGAAAATAAAGAACGTTTTGGCCTAGATAACATATCACAACTTGTAAAAGTTAAAAATACATCAGAAGTTAAAGGATATCCTTTTAAAGCGAGTAAAAGTACATATAACAAAATAACAGCTGGAATTCGTTTTGGTTTAAAAGTGGTACCTATAGAAACAAAATATGATAAATCGGAGCATCCTTGTAATTTAGAAAATTTAGTATTAAAGGAATTAACAGAAAATATAGTTAACAAGAATATTTCTCCTCATATTGCGTATTATTTAGGTACGCAGAAAATAACAAACAAAAGTAAAGCATTAAAAATGTTAAATTTAAAACGTTTAGAGGTTGAGGAAAAAATAAGAACACATTCGAATATGTTAATATCTGAATTTGTGGAAGGTGGAAGTTTGGATAATTGGGTTTACAATACATATGAAGATGATAATGAAATTACAGATGAACAGTGGAAAAATATTGTATTTCAATTACTTTACACAATTGCAATTATACAACATTATTATCGTATGATGCACAATGATTTTCATTATGGAAATATTTTAATAGATGATTCTATTACACCAGGTGGTTATTTTGTGTATACTGTAGCAAATAAAACGTATTATATAAAAAATACTGGTATAATTCCTAAATTATGGGATTTTGAATTTTCAATGGTGTATTCTGATAAAATTCCAGAATGTTATCCTAATAAATTTATAATAGGACCATATGAGTATGATAAAAAAAATCATAAAACATTAATTGATCCAAGTCGTGTTGAAGAAACAGAAGATCCTGAAGATTTAAATGTGCCATATAATTATAATGAAGTATATGATGTACATTATTTCTTGGCTTCTTTATTAGATTTATATATTTCTCAAGAATTATTCGATTGGATTATTCAATTATATCCAAGAGAAGTCATTCCTGAAGACGATGACTCAACATCATCGGACAGTACTGATAGCAGTAGCAGTAGTAATAGTAGTAATAGTAGTAATAGTAGTAATAGTAGTAATAGTAGTAGCAGTAGTAGTAAAAAGAGTGAAAGAAAGAGTGAAAAAGACAAAGTAGAAACAAATAAAGATGATAGTGATAATTTGGATGAATTAGCAAGGGATTTAACTTTAAGTTCATCAGATACAGATACAGAATCAGATTCTTATACAGAATCAGAGTCAGATTCTTATATGGATACAAATTCTACAAAGACTACAATGGAACCATTATATATAAGTGAGGGTAGATTAATTAATGGTACAGAAGACTTGTTCAAGTTACCTACACCTTTAGAATTATTGGGTGACAAATTTTTCGAGGCATTTACGGTTAAACCAAGTGATTTTGATGAAACGTGTGCGATGTATTTTAATGCTGGGTTTTAGATTGGTTTCATTAATTTATTATATTAATTTATTATATTAAATATAATATACACGATGGAAGACAGAAATGTTTTTTTATACTGGGTTGGTAAAGAATACAATTTAATTTCTATATTTAGAAATTTAATATATTTGCATTCAAAGAATGGTAAGGGGTACAAAGTACATTTAATAACAAATGTAAATATAAATAATTATGTAAAAAATTTACCTAGTTTTTTCAATAATTTATGTCCAGCACATCAGGCTGATTTTGTAAGAGTAAATGTTATTTGTGATTATGGAGGTATATGGTTAGATAGTGATACGCTTGTTTTAGATAGCTTGGATAGTTTATTCGATTTTATTGAAAACAAAAATGGGTTTTTTATAAGAGAAAATAATCAAATTTTATGGAACGGAATATTTGGTAGTAAACCCAATACACCTTTAATCATAAGATGGAAAAATGAAATGTTAAAGAAATTAGAAGAAACACAGGGTCGTATTGGGTGGACTGATATAGGCAATACTATACTTGAAGATATATATAATAAAAATTCTAGTTTATACGATGATTATAATATATTTTATGGTTTGGACAATTTGTATCCAGTTAATTGGAATAATTGTGTAAATGAATTTATAGATAAACCATATGATAATTATAAAAAGATTCTTCGGGACTATCAACCATTAATAGTATTAGTAAATTCAGTATATAGAAAATTAGAAGAAAAAACAGAACAAGAGATATTACAAGCAAATATGCCTTTGAATTATTTTATTAATAAATCGTTTGAAAATATGAAGCTAATAGATTATGATTTTATTGAAATAGGAACAAGTGATTTTGATACATTAATACAATGCGCAGATGATAATACAAAGGGTATTTCAGTAGATGCTGTAAAATATTATATTGATAATTTACCAAATAAACCGAATTGTAAAAAAATTAATGTAGGAATTTCCAATATTAATTCATATATAGATGTTTATTACATACCTGAAAACATAATAAAACAAAATAATTTAGAAAGTTGGTTCAAAGGGTGTAATTGTATAAACGATTATCATCCACTACATATAAAACATAATGTTTCACATTTATGTGTAGTAGAAAATGTAAAAGTAATTACTACACGTGAACTATTTTATCAAAATAATGTAAGAAATGTTAAATATTTAAAAATAGATACAGAGGGTCATGATTGTATTATTTTGAAAAATTTATTTTTTTATATAAAATTCTTACCTATTATTTTCTATCCTACTAAGATAATGTTTGAAACAAATGAGCATAGTAATAATAAAGATGCAGATGAAATTATACAATTATATTGTTCTATAGGTTATAAATTAAAAAGTAGTGGATATGATACTGTATTAACTTTATAAGAAAATATATGCGTTGTTCTAATAAGTTATTTGTTTGGTTTCATTATTTTTTTTCATTAATTTATTATATAATCCTCGCTTATGTCAATGTCTACAAAAATAGAAGACTTACCAGGTCCTATACCTGAAGAAGTCCGTAATGATTTAAACAATATCCAAAATAATTTTCGCCATCAAAATAAAGACCAATATGAAGATGATATTGTAAGACAAAATACATTACAAAATAGCCAACCAATCGAACCACGTGTAAATCCAGAGATATACAGACAATCACCTCAGGAATCAAATATTCAGTTGAATATTAAAAAACGTGTGAAATTTGAAGATGATAGTAAGGAAAAAGCTAGTGAAAAAGAAAACGAGAGTTTTCTAACATTTATTCAAAATCAAGTTAATGAAGATAACTTGTTATTATTACTAGTTTTAATCGTATCATCTAGGACAGATCTTGATCCATATATCAAAAATTTACCTGGGATAGGTGGTCAATTAACTGATTCGTTAATTTTAGTAACGGTAGTTAGATGTTTTTTGTTATTGGTAATTTATATATTATTTCGCCAATACATTTTACCTAAAATCAAAGTTTAATTGCTATTTAAATTAAGTTGTTTAATGTTAATTTAAAAATTGTTATACTAAATGTATATATAGATATGGATTTATGTTATTTAAATGGATCATTTACTAAAATTTTTAGTAAAGAAATAATTTTAAATAAACCTATTGAGGATGCTAATTTTAGATTAATATACGGTGAATTCAAGAAATTGTATATTATAGATGCGAATGATATACCAGAGGCTTATAGAAATAGTAACTATATTAATATGCACAATATAACAAAAACAGAATATTTTGATAATTATGTAAGATTTTATTATTATTATCAAGAATACTCAATTTATCCATATTTGGATTACAGAACAATTGATGAAATGAAAGCTGAGCCTATAGGAATTGTTTCTAGGCATAATTCTTTTATAAAGCCAGCACCCAATAATCACACAAAGGCTGTATTGGTTGCAAGGGTTGAAAAAACAATGGAAGGTGATAATCCCAAATATTTTATGAAGTATTATGTAAATAATAAAATAATAGAAAATATAAAATTGTGTAAAAGAGAATGTAGAACTAATATTATAACACAAGTTTTAGTTCAACAAAAATTAAATGAATTGTTGAATAAAAATAATAATTCGTTATCAAATATTATAAACACTGTACCGACTGTTCTGGATTCTTTAAAAAATGTAGATGCAGGATTATTATTAGATACTATTTCATTATACAATTATCAGTTAGCAGATATTGAATGGATGAATAAGATTGAAGAAGATATTTTAAATGATAATAATATTATTAAATATCAATATACACCTGCGTATGGTGTATTAAATAATCAATTCTTATTACACAATAATAATTTATTTCCAAATTATTTTGATATAAATACATATAGTACATCAGTAGAATTTAAATATTATGGTGGTAATATTATTTCAGAAGTTGGATTAGGAAAAACGTTAGTAATGCTGTATCATATTTTAAAGGACAATTTAAAAACGGATGATTTTTATTCTAGACATGTAGAATTTACTGATACGTGTAATTATTTTTACAAACGTGGAAAATCAAAAGGGCAAAATTGTATTAAAACTAAATTTAATGAAATTCATTGTAAGGAGCATAGAAGTACACCTTTTGTGGATAAACGTTGTATTAATTTTAAGAATCTTGAAGATTTTGATATAACAAATTATATTTGTAATAAAGATTCAAAGGAATATATTAAAACAAATGCGTCTATAATTATTTGTCCAAATCATTTATGTGATCAATGGATACAAGAATATTATTCTAAATTCAAAAACAAACACAGAATGGTTTTAATTGTAACAAGTGATCAATTTGACAATCTAACATTTGGCGACCTTTTGTTTGCAGATATTGTTGTTATATCATACAACTTTTTATTAAACAAAAAGTATAAACCATTACCATATTGTAATTTGGCAAGTTTTATTGGTGAAAAAATATCTGTAGATATTTTAGGTGATATGACAGTAGAAAACAAACGTAGTTTATTAAATTCAAAAGCGTTAACTTATTTAGATTTGTTTTATTGGAACCGTGTTGTTTTAGATGAAGTTCACGAAATAGAAAATATGACGCGAAGTTGTGTTTTAAAATCGACCATTTTAAGTTTGAAGAGTATATATAGATGGAATGTTTCAGGTACTCCATTTGCAAATAAAGTTAGTGGATTTGTAAATTTGATGGGATATATATCAAATTTTGGAGTGGAAAATTACAATTATAATTATACAAACGATGCGTTGGATACGGAAATGTTAATAAAACTAGGTATGGATTCAAACATTATTGATGACTGCAAGTTTTTATTTAGAAGAAATACAAGGGAGTCTATAAAGAATGAATATAGTGGTAATATTATAAGAGATTTTGTACATAAATTAAATTTTACTACACAAGAAAGATCTATATATGATAGTTATGCACATTCTAGTAGAACAAATTATTATAATTTTTTGATTAAATTATGTTGTCATCCAGAACTAAATGTAGATACTAAAGAAATGATCAGAAATTGCAAAACTTTTGATGAAATTCAAAAATGTATGTTGGATTATAACAAAGGTTTGATGGAAAAAGAACAGACAAGTTATAAAAATGCAAACGATGACATTAAACATTATGAAAATGAAATTGAAAAATACAATATTACAGAAAATGAAATTGAATTAGAAATAGTAAATACATTACGTATAAAATTAAATACTGCAAAACGTCAACATACACTTCATAAAAAAAATTATGATGAAATTGAAAGAACTTTTAATTATTTAAAATCTTCTATTGAAAATCTACGTTCTGATGACAATGAAATAACTTGTCCTATATGTTTAGATGATATAGATAAAGAAAGTATTGCTATAACAAAATGTGGTCACAAATTTTGTTGGGATTGTATATACGAAACACACAAGGTACAATCACATTATCAAAACTCTTGTAGAATTAAATGCCCAACTTGTAATTCAGTCATGGAAAATACCGAATTGTATTTATTAAAGGATCAACAAACGACTACAGATGCAATTACAGATCTGGATAAAATTATACAAAATACAAAATCTACTAAAATTGGAAATATTATTTATTTTTTGAAAACACATTTAAAATCTGGGGATAAAGTTATTTTGTTTTCCCAATGGGATGAAATGTTAAAAAAGATAGGAACAATGTTGACGGCTCAAAAAATTAAAATTGTTTTTTGTAATGGAACTGTATATCAAAAGAAACGTGCCATTAGTAATTTTTGCAAAGACAATACGATTAATATTATTTTATTGTCATCAAGAAATGCTGCTAGTGGTATCAATTTAACAGAAGCAAATAAAATTATATTATTAGAACCAATCTATGGTAGTAAGGAATATAGATATGATATAGAATCACAGGCTGTTGGTAGGGCTGATCGTCTTGGTCAAAAACGCCCAATTGATATCCATAGATTTATAATTAAAGATACAGTAGAAGAAGACATTTTGAACAATTGTGTAGATGATACAAAACTCAAACAATTATCTTTAAATTAAAGTCAACAGTAAATGAATTTAAAAAATTGAAATTATATACATTTTTTTTATAAAATGTATAATATATGATTTATGAACATATACCAACTCAAGAAATTTGTAAAAAACATATTTTAGATAAAATACAAGATGTTTACCTTTTTGGTACATCAAAAGAAGATATTGATTATATAATTAATATTTGCAAATTATTAACTGAAAATTACAAAAATCAATATTTTTTCGATATTATATCAGATTTAGAGAATAAAATTATATATTCATCTTCTGATATATACGCCTTAAATGACATTGATAAAATTAAAAACTTTATTAAATATAATTTAAAAAAATAATTTGAAAGTAATTTGAAAGTAATTTAAAAACATAAGTTTTAAGTTTAATAATATGCATGACAAAATACTACACAATGAACAAAACAATGAACAAAACAATGAACAAAACAATGAACAAAACAATGATCAAAACAATGATCAAAACAATATAGCAATAAATTTTAATAAACAAACAAATTCTGTAGCTATTCAAAAAGATTATGAAAGGTATATTTCATTTGATGCATTACCTGAAACGATAGAATTTGTATATGAAGACGATGTGTATTTTAAACATCTTGCGTTTGCTAACCAGACATATTTTGAACATTTTAAAGATGCAATAAAGTATAGTTTTATTAGTTTAAAAGCGTCATTTCTGTTTTTTTGTCATGCCATTTGGCCAGATATATTTATAAAAACTGGATCTGGTACTATTCATGAACTTAGTAAAAATATCTCTGAAAAATATCAAAAAAGAATACGTGAAATTATAGAAAAACAACGAAATTAATAACTGTTATTTGTTAAAAAATTTTTTTGAGAATACTTATTTATCCGAAGAAAAATTAAGTATTAACTTGCTTATCTATTGGTCGAAAAATAATTTTTCTAAATCTATTCATTTGTTTATCTAGAATAACATTATCGGTTATATGATTAAAGTCAAATCCTATAAGACGTTGTATTAAAAAATAAATTGCATATACGCCACATTCACTATTTTCATATTGGTGTTTTTTAGAATTAAGACAACGTTTATAATCTAAACCATGTGATTTTATGTACTTGTAAATAATATCTATAAAAGATTGTATATTTTTATTAGGTCGTCTTGCTGCAGAATCATAATACTCTAATGTTTTTGATGTATTATCTATCAAAAATGTTACCCAATGACTACCTGGTTGATCGTGTTCGTCTAAATTAAAAACGACAGCAATTCTTTTATGATTAAAAATTTTAGAATAATCAACGTTTGTTATTTTGTAAAAATCAGATGGAAGAGCACCTAAAAATTTAAAACTTGGGTCAATATCTTGATATTGTTGTAACACATTATTTATATCTTGTGTACTAAGCCATGCATTTTGAGTACGTGTCATTTTTGGTTTAAATGTAAACCACATTAATTTTTCTTTTAAATTTTCATCTTGGATTTCATTAATAAAATCTAAATCTATCCAACAGTATTCATAAGGACATAAATATTTTAATCTTTTGTATATAGAATACCACAATTCACGTTTTGTTTTTTTGTCTATTTTTATTGGCATCTTTGGGTTACAAGATATATTTTTTTGTTTACTCTTAGTTTTTACTAGAGCTGGACAACTTTTATTTTTTAATATATAATCATTAAACGCAGTTGCTATTTGTTTTAATTCATCAAATTCAAAGCATGTATAATGATCTTTTATATCAATACTAGGTGCACAATATGACATTACTTATTATTACCATACAAATTAAAATTTTACAAATTAAAATTTTACAAATTAAAATTTTACAAATTAAAATTTTACAAATTAATTCTTATTTAAAAACAAAAATATTTAGGAAAGATATAATAATGTACGAGAGTTCTGGTGCTGAATATTATGATATCTTTATGAAACAATTTATGCAAACATTAGGTCAGTTGGGTGCTGCTATTTTAACATCAACTTTAGCTGTACCAGTGTATTCTTATTATACTCGGAATTCACTATTATTACCTAAAAAAGAATGTATTAATGAAGTGTATAGTACTGAAAATGAATTTAATAAAAATTTAAATGAATCAGACAATATTACAGAAAAAGATATTACAGAAAATAAAAGAAAATCAAATGATGATTCTGATGATTCTGACGATTCAGATAGCTTAAATGATACTGAATAAATACAATTTACAAATCAAATACAATATAAATTACAAAAAATTGATATTATATATTTGTTTAATAAATCTATAGTTTTTTTATAAATCTATTATTTTGTATTTGGAAAATTTCGTTCAAAATTTTGATTTAAAAACATTAATTATTATAGATTAAAAATGCAATTATCAAAAGAAGAATTAAATAAAACTTGGCTTGTAGTTGGCAGTTGTGGTCAGGATTCTTCGTTTTTTTTTGAAATATTATTAGAAAAAGGTTATAAAAATATTCATGGTATTATGAGACGTTCTGCTACATTTAATACTCAAAATATAGATCATATTTTTAATAAACTACATCTCCATTACGGTGATCTTACAGATTCAATGAATATTCATAATATTATAACAAAAGTACGTCCTGATTATATTGTTAATTTTGCTGCAATGTCACATGTTGCCGTATCTGCTAACATTGAGAATTATACCTTTCAGGCAAATACACTAGGAGTTCTTAATATATTACAAAGTGTTCGTTCTTTAGGAATGGAAAAAACATGTAAAATATATCAAGCGTCAACTAGTGAAATTTTTGGCAATATTACAGATGGTAGTTTTAAATTAAATGAAGATTCACCACAAAATCCATGTTCAGTGTATGCGATATCAAAATATGCTGCCCAACAATTATGTAATATGTATC